TTCTTGTATAAATTACTTATCCAGAGTGGCTGTTTGGTGCGTACACCCACCTTGCGAATGATCCCTTGCTTTGCGGCGCGTTTAAATACTCCGCCGAGCGGTGTGTAGTTGTCGAGTCCGTAACCGGCGCTCTCCAGGAATATGATCACCATGTCGGCGACGATATACTGGTGGTCTTTAGCGAGCGCCAGCAATAGCTTGTCGGCAGCATCGCGCCAGGCTTGGCTTTTACCGTCCATCGTCTGCCTCGGTGGTAAACTCTAGTTTTTCGTCGTTGGCGTTTTGGGTGGCGCTACCTGCCCAGATCACAACGTCCTTTTTAATAAAGCGCATGGTCATTACCCGGGTTGCCGGGCTGACGTTTACCTCTACATCATCAAAGGGCGGCTGCTTTTTTACTTCCTCAACGGCTATATTCAGCCGGGCGGCAAGCGCTATTAGAAAGTTGTTGATCATGTTGAGTAGCAAAATAAACAGAAACGGCGACAGAATACCGGCAACGATTGCCATTGTTACTAGGAACGCCTGCAGTGCTTGATCCATTATTTGCGTCCTTTCTTGAGTTGCCGGAGTGCGGCGTTTACGGCTGCGTCCTCGCTGAGTAATACTTTACGGTTAGCGACGCCCATTGGAGTCGTTACGTTAGCGTCAGCAAGGAGCTGTGCGAGCCGGTTTGCTTTGAAGTACCCGATACCCATAAGGCGTGCCAAACGTTGCGGATACGGAGCGTGGTTGCGTACGGTGTGTATTACCGCCTGGACCACGTCCTGCTTGCTCAGTTTTTTACCAAATAAGTCGCGGTATTGTTTCATAGTTTTGTCGCCCGATCTAAGAAGCCATAATCCGTCAGGTTGTCTAATAGGATCGTCAGCTCTCGCAATTGCTGACGATCAGCCTGCCAGTTTTCGTATAACTTTTTTACTCGGGCTAGCATATTAGTCCTTGACCTCTATCTTTCTGTCGGTCGCTTGAGCCTTTTTAGGCTTTGGCGCTTCCGGACCATTATCGATAAAAGCTGCCTTCAGCTTGTCTGGATCGGCGTTTAGCATATCGTCCATCTCGGCGTCGGATATTTCGCTTTTATCAGACTTGATTGTGGTGGTAGGCTCGTCTTTTACACCGAGGAGCTTTGCCACCTTCTTATTTGCATCCCGGTATATTTCAGCCGAGGCAGTCAGTTTTTTATAGTCCTTGTCGGACAGACCGACCACATAGTCGAGTACGGAATTGTAATTGACCGGGTCTTCCAGTTGCATTGCTGCTGGTATACTCACCGGCTCAGTTACACCCCTCTTACGTTTACCAAATAATCCCTCTAGCACGTTTCCCTCCATTCATAGAACGTTACCTTTGTACCTTCATTATAGCACAACTGGGTATAGTTTATGCAAGCCTATTTTTCGAGATTTTTTCTCATAATGGCAAGCTGGTGTTCGAGCCGGTGTTTTTCAGATGCTAACAGTAGTTGATCCAGCGCAATACGCGCCAGCCTCTTTGTAATGTCCTCAGTCGTCGGACCAGCCTTGCGCTCAAGGTAGTCCGACATGCTGATGACGTTACCAGGTAACTTTTCCATCAATGCCCAGCGTGCCGAGCTGATCGGCGTTTTTGACTCTCAGTTTTAGGTATAGTACCGCGAGCCTTTTTAGTAAGATCTTCATGCTTTGTCCCTCCATAAGACGTTGATGTTTTGGTTTGTATATTTGGAAGCGTTGCTTGCTCCTGGAACTGCTGCAGGTTGCCGCAGCCGGGGCAGGTTTTGCGCGTCCGCCTTAACACTAGCAGTTGTACCTTATTGAGCGTGGAGGAGTCAATAGCATAAGCGCAATTCGGCGTTGGGCATACAAAAACGGTCTCATGCATTAGAGCAGTTTACCCCATTGCTCTGCCATAGCGCTAGCAAAGCCGGGGAACGTCTCGCTGCGCTTTTTCTCGTTGCGGTGGAGGCTTGGTAGTGCGCTGCGCTTTCGCGAGCCGGAGCGATAACTACCATCGGACCAGTTGGCTATTGGCTCGACGATATTAGTCGACTCCAACGGTGGCAGACCCTTAAGCCATAGGCAGGTCTTTTTATTATACGGATCACCAAACTGCCAGGGTTGGAATATTTGATCGGGCTTGCGAAATGCTCGGCTGACGTAGCCGACCGGGTTCTCAACCGCCACCAGCGGCGCCGGGGCGTTGTACATTGCCATAAAAAACTCCATAGCCGCCTGCTGTCGCCCGTCTGCCCGCTTTGCCGTCCAGTACTGAGCGCCGGACGATGCGAGGTGCGTGCAGGGCGGGTGGGCAATAATTAGATCCCAACCTTCGTCGAGGTGTTTTAACACGTCGTCCTGTATGTGAAACTTTGAGCCGTCGTCGGCTGGCAAAATATCACAACTCCAGGCGTCGAAGCCTTTTGCTCGAAATGCCTCGCGGACGCGCCCGCTGAATTCGCACGCTACCAGTACTCGCTTACGTTTTCTGAAGCGCAAAAACCGGGGGAGTCTCATTACTTAGCTGCTCCGAGTACGTTTTCGGTGTAGTATTTGCTCGGCGCTTTGCAGTTTTTGAGTGCGGTTGCCATGTATTTTTGCGATATGCCCTTGCGATCGGCATACTCTAGCAGCTCCTCAAAGGCAGCCTGGCTATTGGCGTTGATGAATTCGTGGGCTTTTTGCACCCAGTACTTCTGGTATTTACCGAAGCCAAACTTTACCAGCCGGTCATTTAGATACATCCGGGTGTGCTGCGCTATTTCCTTAACAGCCTCGGTTGCTTTCGTAAAGATATACTTGCCGTCCTTGACCATTTTACAGAGGCGAGCGAAGTAGTGCTTGGCGTTGGTTTTACCCTTAGCGGTTGCGATCATTTTACCCCACTCGTCGGCTTTGCCAGCCTTCTCGAGCATGATCTGAACACTCCGGTAAAATGGCAAATACGCCATATTATCGATGAGCTGTGCTGCTTCGTCCCCGATACGCTTGAGCATGGTTGCCCGGCGTTGATCATTCACTGTGTAAGACATTCACCCCTCCATTTCGTCTGTACTGCCCAATATACCATCGGAGCATATTACGAGCAACTGCGGTTGTGGTTAACCAGGGGATAAGTGCTCAAATTCTGTGCAAAAATGCTATTTTTTACTGGTTGTATCTATATAGTATATAAATTATTTCTTCATGAAATATCTATATAGTATGTAGATATGACAAAATAACGGGGGTCGGTTACTTGCCGTGAGCGCGGTTTACGAAGCCCATCCAAGCGTTGTCGACGGCGGTAAGTGCTTTGCCGAGCTTGTACAGGTGAAAGTCTTTTTTATTGGCGAGCTTACCTTCAATATAGATTGGTAGGAATTCGCCGGGGGTGTATGTTTCGTATTTGTTTTTGATTGTGTTAATCATGAGTACAGTATAGCTTATTTATGCTATTTTGTCAAGCGGTGTCGGGGTGGATACTTCATTGATATGCGTTCGATGGCTGTCATAGCCTTATCTCGCCACTGCTGCTCTATCGGATAATTTAGCTCGAAATCAGCCTGTTCCTGGGCGCTCGAGTGCCGTTGAGGTACATCGTATCTAGGATCGGCAAACAAAGCGCACACGTCGCACGTAGCGCCGCCAGGTTGAGGTATTTGCCTGCCGCATTCACACATGCTTTCAGTATAAAGCAAAACGACCCTGCAGCTTTCGCTTTCTGGGTCGCCGTATATGCCGAATGGAGTTCTAACCTCAAGGATGTCTTACTACCCTAGTGGCTACCTATGAATGTACCACACGACCGGCGTGCAGACTAGTGGGGGTTATAGCATAATCTCCTGGCTAGTACCGGAGCTGGTTTTTTCTTTACTGAAGCGCACAGCACCCCACGCAGCGAATGCAGCCGCCTCGACCGGGTCGCTCTGTATATCCGGGTTCATGCTAGCGTAGCCATACATGCCGTCGCGCCCGATGTCGCGGCGCTTGACAGTTTTCATCGATACGTTAAGCCCCGGCTGGTCGGAGTGAGTAAGTAATTTGTTCTCTATTGCATCATTAAAGGCGGCGTACGCTGCACCGGCTTCCTTTACGTTCGGGGTCAATATCTTTTTACTGATACGCCTTTCGGACCGGATCAACTCCTCGACGAGCAACTGCGTGCCTGAAGCGCCGTCGATGATTATCTTCTTAGCCTTACGCCAACGGTTGCCCTGGAATAGCCAGCGCGTAATCCAGCTGATACCGGCACTGCGGGGCTTGCGCTCGATGACTTCGACATGAACCACGCCATAATCCATCAGCACGCCCACACACAGCGTCGTAGCGCTACCATCGGGTGCAAACTTGATCGTGTATACAAACGGCGCGTTTTCGGGCAACACGACGCTCTCAGTGGCTAATGGCAACCATTGGTCGTCCGTAAAGGCGCGTTGGCTCTCCACGCCAGCGATCCAGCCCAGGCGCATCTTGTTGAATGAGTCGATCGCCATTTCCCCGGCTTCTTTTTTGACTGCAGATAAAAGCAAGTGGTATCCGAGGCTCGGGTTGGTAGCGTACCAGGCGTCGACGTCGTTCGGGTCGGTAATATTCTCCACGCTCCACTCCTGCCAACACACGTCGGCAACTTTTCCCTCGAGTACATTCCGGCGCTTACGGATAAACACTGTGCCTGACCCGCCACCGCTCGGAGGCGTACCGGCGCGGATGGTTTGCTGGTTTTGGTTCTTACCGGCTGAGATGGTAGGCAGCAAGGCTTCGTTTTGCGCGTCGGTTTCCTCTTGAGCCTCATCGATTAGCAGGGTGTCGTTCGTAGCACCCAGACCGTTTGTACGCGTTCGCGTTCGAAATACTACCCTGCCCCGGTTTCGAAGCTCCACGTAGTCGAGGCTCTTTGGCTCTTTATCAAACTCGTCAGTAAGCATATTGCGGATCTCGTCTTTGGCATCGTAAAAGAAACGCTGCAGGCGGGTTTTTATGGTGGCGACGGTGTTGTCGGACTGCGCGGTATAAATCAATGCCTCGTGCAAAAATATCATGCCGCCAATGATCCGGACCAGGAATAGCTCTGTCTTTCCGTTCTGGCGCGGCACTTCCAGCCCACAGTCCGGGTTTGCCCACGTACCGTCCTCATTAAGCGCCATCCAGCGATAGAGCACGTTTTTTTGCCAGGGGAGCAGTTTCATACCGTAGCTCTCGACGAGACGTATTGTTTTGTCGGCGAGCCAAATATCACCATTCTCGTATATATCGATGCGGGGCTTTTGATTGCCGTAGCGCTTCATTTTTGAATTTGCCATGCTAGCCTTCCATATTTTCAATCTGGCTTATGATCGATCGGCATAATTCAGCAGGCACACGCGACCTGTCGATGTATGTTTTTATACCCTGCGTTCCGGTAGAACTCCCTCTTGGAGCGGCAACGTGGCAGGGCATACCGTTTTTACACATAGGCTTTAGTTGTAAATTAGGAATGTTTGTCCATAGGTCTGTCGGCTTCATTCGCGTATCTCCGTATTGACAATATGTAACAGAGTATCGATATATCCCAAGCCCATTCATAAAGGGCATTTTACGCAATACGCCACGCGGGTTCTCGATGATCCAGTACTTGGGGCGCAATTTGCCAATGATAGCAATGGTGTTTTCAACCCGGGCAATACCATCCAGGCAGGCTTGGGTTTTAGGTATATAACCGCCCTTACCGCCACCCCAGTGGTATCCTAAGCTCGCAACACTAAATGTTTCGCATGGAGGGCTTGCCCATACAATGTCAGGCGTAAATGGTACTGCAGTATGATCGAACTTCATTATATCGACACAATAATCCGTATCGAACTGTTGGTCGAAGTCGGACGTAAAGGTAGTGTGTCCCATTTCTTTAGCAACTGATGCAAACGATTTTGTACCGGCAAATAACTCTAATATTTTCATTACTTCGACTCCTCTATATCATCTATTGTTACTCTTGACCTGAAGCTGGTATTACGAGCGCCTGCGTTTTTCTCGCGCTTGCCAATAGCCTCGGGCATATCTGCAAATAATGCACCAAGCGGGGTGTCGGCTTTCGGACCGAGCCGTTTTTCGTAGTCTGCAATCTGCGTCATGATCTCCGTCATTTCCCGCGTCAGCAGGGCAGTATCGCGGTTACCAGCGCCCTTGTCGAGCTTCTCGGCAATTTTATCGCGGGTCGCCTTTAGAACGCCCAGGCGGTCGTTATCCTGCGCGAGCGCCAACACTGAGTTCTTTTTGTTGCCCTTGCCAACAAGCCCTGCCTGGTGGATCTTATCAATACGCCCCGGGTTGCTAATAATATCAGCCCAGCGACGGAGCGCCGAGTATGCTTCAGCGTTTAGTATATCCTGCCCGGTCGCCACTAACATACGGATGTGACTGGTCGGCATTGTTTTAAAGTAGTTGAGCCAGTCGTCGTAGTTTTTCTTCTTTTTGAGCTTTATGTTTAGGTTTTGCTCGTTCCATTCGGTCATTAGCTGCACGACGTATTTCGGATCAAGCGCAAAAAACCACTCCTCGTGTGCGGCTTCGACTGGGTCTTTTTGTTTTGCCTCTTTTGGAGTAGCCATTCACTACTCCACGCCGTTCCAGTATATATTCTCGTAATTGTAGCTGGACTCCTTGCTCCTTGACGAGTTGAGCAATGACCGGGTATTGATAGCCTTCACGCGCTTAAAGCGTGGATCGCTCACCTGGTAACTGCTGACGTATACCGGTACTGTTTGAGCCATGCACCAGTCGTAGAATTGCTTGTGGTTGAAGTCTCCCTCGCGGTACTCTGCAGTGCCTTCGTATGGCGGGTCGCAGTAGATAATCGGGCGCTCGCCGATGATCGGCACTTCGTCGTAGCTTTTGCCGGAGCTAATACCCAGCGTGGCGATACCTGGCATATTCTCTATCTGGACCAGGCGCTCGAGGGGGGTCAGGTGCTGAAGCGCGCCGACGTTCGGGATTTGTTTAGCGACTACAATGCGACGCTGGTATGGCGTCGTGTAGCGTTTCGGGTTCAGGAATAGCTTTGTATTGACAGTCTTGCCGTATTCTTTTTTATTGAGGTCGTTGGCTGTTTTTTCGATGAATTCAATGTCGCCCTGCCCGGTAACAACTAGCTCGGCGAGCGCCTGTTTAAAGTCCTCGAGTGGCTTTCCGTATAAATATCCCTTTTGATTATTGCCAAACGTCCAGGCGCACTGCAGCAGACCAGCGTACCAATCGTCGCCGGTGTAGCCTGCCTTGAACTCGTCCCGGCTCACAAAGTCGAGCGGTATATCGCCGCCCTCCTTGAGGTGTTGCATGAGCGCGCTGATTGCCTTTGAGCGCTCGTTGTATACCACGTCGAGGTGCGGGTACTTCCGGACCACGTAAAGAGATACGCTCCCGCCACCACCGAATAGATCATAAAAACTGTCGACGCCTGGGTGTCGGTTCAGTATAAACGGTACTATTTTATCAACTAGTTTTTGCCTAGACCCCATGTAAGGGACACCATAATGTCGCGCCATATTGTTAACTCCATTCTAATCTTCAAACTCAAAGTCGCAGTTCGGGCAGATGTGTACTTTGCTCTGGTCGTCTTTTGATGCGGGTTCTTTTGGCTCTTTATCGACATCGCCAAAGTTAAAGTTCGTAAGACCCCAGCCTTCCAGCTCGTCCATCTCCCACTCGTTTGCCAATATATCAGAGTCCCACTCACCAGAGGCGGTGTTGTCCTTAATAATGAATTCGCGTTTTTGTTTTTCGGTTAAGCCAAATACCTGCTTGACTTCGACGTCTGTATAGCCGAGCTCTTTCAACGCGTAGATACGCTGATGCCCTCCCAGTATTTTCATGTTCTCGTCAACCACGATCATGCGCAGTTGCTTCATCTCCGGGAATTCCTGCAGTGATTTTTTCAATGCCTCGAATTGCTTTTGATGTAT